CTTGGATTTGAATGCTTGGTATCTGTAAAGTGTTTTGTCCTGAGCATACTCAGCATGTTCGTCTTGAAGATCAGCGAGCTCGTTACTTAGTTCATGTCTTTGATCCTGACTCTTGATGTTACTGGTCACCCAAACATGAAGCATATCATGGAGTTTATTGTCCTCGAATAACTGATATGTGCTTAGATATTTCATCTGATTGTATCAACTTTAATTATTTTGATATGATCATCATCAAATACTATCAGTTCATCAGTAATTCCATAACCCGTATCAGCATCCCGAATGATTACAGAATCCATCCCTTCGATTTCTGCTTGAGATATATCACCTTGTCTGCCCCAACTAGTACCAACTTCTTCACCTTTTAATTCCTCTAATTCACCTGGATTTACTTCGACTGTGTACATATATCCAACACCGTCATTATCAGCATGGACTTTCGCTTTATACTCAGCATTCTTCTTGTCTAAGAAAAAGAAGAATCCGGTATCTGCTCCTACTTGACCACTATCTTTTTCATCCTGATATACAAAATGATCAAATTTGTATCGACTTGCGTGATATGCTGTGATCGTATTAGAATCCTTTTTAAATGTTGACTTTGGTTTATTCTTATTTTCATTCCAGGCTTTACGACCTTCATCTTGAATATCTTTTGTGTTAGCCAATATAAATTGCCAAGCATTAGTACCCCAATCTTTTTGAGCTGTAACTGTCTTGTTACGTTTAGGATCGTTACGAAATTCCATTCGAACTTGATCTCCATTGTTAATCCGGCTATTCATATAATCTGGTAAACTAATATCATATCTATCAACATATTCTTCCAGAAAATCATCAATCTTCCACTTACGAGCATACGAAATTAGTGGTGCTAGAATCTCTTCAATAGTTTTCCAATCTTCTTTTTCGAATAATAGATATGATCGTAGATGTTTCACCAGTTAATCTTTTCGATTTTAGTGGTAGACACATCTCCATCCAGTAATACTTCGTGCTCGTCAATATAATCCAGTAGGTAATTTGTTCTTTGTTTCTTGAATACTTCATAACTGACGTTACCAAATATCAAGTTCGGAACCAAGAAGATATTATCTTTCACGTCTTTTGAATCTACTTCTAATAATATTCCTCTATCGCTTCCAATAAATTGAAGTGCTTTCTTCTTTGTCCAAGTCCACGATTCTAATGTGTTTCCATCTGAATCATTTGAAGTGTAAACCCCATCAGCAGCGATTTTATCAACTGGGGCCTCTTCAATAGTTTCTGGTATGACTTTACCTGAGTATAAATCTTTCTGACCTACATCCCAAATTACGCGATACAGTTTCGGATGGTTATCCAAAATGTAATCACTAGAAATCTTCTTTAATTCGGGGGTAACTAAACGATAAGGATCAAAATTAAGTCCATCAAGTTTCCATGTACCTTCATAATTCCAAAGACCGACCATCATCACCTGTGACAGAGTAGGGTTGAATTTACCCTTCATATCTTCAAAATTGTTTTTAATATAAAAGGTTTGATAGTATGCCCAATCGTCTTTTAAAACATCCGGATACTTGTCATACTCCATCTCATTGAGTTGGCCATATGTCTTAAGATGCTTCATCCTCTTTAAAATCGATCTTCTCTTTGACCTTCTTACCGGTCGCTTTGGAGAACACCAACTGATGAGGAGCTACTAAAACTTCAACGCCTTCAAGCATCTTCAGATACTTTTTGGATGTTCCTTTCTTTAGATATGCAATCGTAGCATGTGGGTGATAATCCGGGTAGTCAGTTGTGTACGGGAGTTTGGTTAGACTCTTGTTAACTTCTGTAAGCCATTTAGCTTCAGCATCCATCTTAAGAACTTCATACTTTGGATTCTTGAATACTGAGATATTATGCAGTCTGATTCGTTCAAACTTCTTCGGCGTAGATTTCTCCATTACTTCTTTGTCATCTACGTCAGCGTGAAGACCATATAGGAGAGTCGTGTGAGGTTCATCCTCAAATCCATAGTCATCATAAGCATCGCTTCCTTCCTCTTCAGTATAGAGATCCTTTTCATCTACTAGTATTTTGAGTGTTTCAATAAACGGCATCTTAAAAAATACCATTGCACATCCGAATGAATGTGGCTGTTCTGCTTCAAAAAGATCTAAGTCTTTAATGTATTCCATTTTTAGTTCTTGTTTCTGTAATTTTTATCAACAATATAATTGACGTGATTCTTAATCATTTTTGTGCGTTCGATCAATTCAAACATAACGGTCTCGAGATGCATTAAAATATTAGCACGCTTCTCTTCACGAAACAAAAAATTGGACATAGTATTCTCGAAGATCTTACCCTCGTATGAATAACCCTTGTTCTTGATGTCATCTCTGAGATGCTCTGCAATGTCATATAAACTTTTACGAATTGGCATATTTCCAAGTATAATTTCCTGCAGATTTTGTTATACCTCTGCAGCATTTAGATATAGAACTTCTACCAATATTCAATGTTATAGAAGCATCTGTGATAGAATCCCATGTATGTAGTAAAACTCCATTTTTTAATTGATTCACCATAGCTTTATTTATAGGTGTAAATCCTTTCTTAGCTTTACTTATTTTAATTCTAGTTTCTTCCGTTTGTGCTTTTCCATACATAAAATTTAAGGGTCCTATTTTTAAATGTGATGATTTACGTCGATCAAAATTTATAGCAGAACCGATATACACCTTATTATTACATAAGTTTCTTATTTGATATATTACTGATCGTGGCATTATTTTTCTGTGATTTCTCTACAATCAAGATCAACCGGACGGATCAGATCTTCCTCAACCATTACCTGGATATTAGCCATATCATATACTTCACATAGATTTTCGATGTATTCTTTAGTGACTTTATCTTGATTTGCTTTATTGTAAGCACCCTGTGCCGATCTAACAATTCGAATTGCAAATCCAGCAAGTGTATTAGCAGCTTCAATTTGTATGTGTTGATTATAATGAACTAGGCCGTGCGCCAATAACAACATCAACTGCTGACAATCATTTTGGTGTTTACCGAGTTCTGAGCCGTAGGATACTAAACTTTCATCTAAGTTCTTTATGTGCTTCATGATTTGATTTCATTTTTGGTATTGTCGTTCACATCAGTGTTGTACGACTTATATACTATGTCAGTGATAACGACGTTCAAAGCCCCTGGCTTATCATCCTCGATACCTGATTCGTATTCAGTTCCACTTCGATCAGTCCAACCTCCACGAATAATTGGGAGTTCGCCATCACGAATAATTATATCACCGAATCCATCGATTCTTGGTGCTTCTACGTTAGCAGAAGTTCTTTTACCATTCTCAAGTAAAACTGCTTGTCTTTCATCAACTTCAGATACAATTGAGATGCTCACGGAATCAACTCCAATGATGTTCTCTACAACTGCAATTAAATCAGAACGTGGAATTCTGTCTCTTCTACGAATCTTCAAGAAGTAATCGGATAGTCGTTGCTCAATGTTCAATTTGATCTCGGCCTCAGAAACATCTGAAAACATGATAACAGCAACGTTCACAACGAACCTGCTACAAATTGGATCAACAATAAATACTTCTGATCCTACGACTTTCGATCCAGATCTTTCAATCAGTTCTAGAACTTTAGTCTTTTGGATTTCGGTCAGTTTAAATCTACTCTCTTCAATATTGAAATAATTTTCATTACTCGTCAGTTTCTTCGTAACGTCTGGTACTAAGAACAGATAAACGATCTTATCGTCATACATATCAACCGTAGCACCGTTTGTAAGAGCTGTAGTGAGTCCGTTGATCGGTGGTGTTGGTGGAACAGGTATTGGAAGTCCGGGAAGATTTAAGGGGTTGTTATAGCTTTTCGTCTGGTAAGCATCGATAATCGAGAATTGATTGAACTTCTCAAGGAACACGATATAATTATCAGGATTTGCAAGAACGTAACTTCTACTGGTCTTCGGTGCAATAAGTTTTGTCAATGCAAGTGACTCAGCATTAGATCCGAAATCTGGTGCAATGGTTGTCTTCACACCAAAATATTCGTTCATGTCAAGCTCTTCTCCAAATAAAGTGTAACCGGGATCGTTCCATTTCCAAAGTGCTTCATCATCCTGTGACAACGTAAGATTACCTGCAGTTCCGTTTGATACTAAGTATTCAACTCTGATCTCAGCACCTAGTTGTGGTGGTCTACCAGAATTTGTTGTACCGAAAGCAAGATCAACACCAGAATTTATACCGGTCTTAACCATAACAGATTTTGAATCATATGGCATATCGTATAGTGAATCGTAGTTCTTCCACTTCTCACCATTAACATAAACTGTTACGTTGAAATGTTCAACCATTCCGGTCTGTTGAAAGTTTACAGAGAAAGTCTGTAGTCTCTTCCCGGTCCCGGTAAAGATTTGAGTTTCAATGCTACCTTGAATGATATTCATCTTGATACCGTTCTTTGATCCATCGATTGGCATTCTAAGTTCGTCGCCAGGTAAGTTCAGTAAATAGTCGAGACCATTGTTCTGACACTTTAATTTGGTATAGTTCGGAAGAATGATTGTACCACCTCCAACATCGGATAGTGGAGCACCATTCAGGTATTTGATTGCTATCTCACCAGAAGCAGAAATTGCTCTCGTGGCATTGTGACCTGCAAGTTGTGCTAGGCCGTAAATAGAATTGGCACGGGAAGCCGTGTTGATATTAAGCTCTGTGATTGAATCCTCAATGTAATAGAGAATTAGTTGAGCAATGTTCTGTACAACGAAAATGATCTGACCATAGGCAGAGGCAACCGTAAAGTTAGATCGGCTCTGTTGGAACTGATCAACTGTATAATTAACTGTGTCCTGAATCAGGAGCTCGATGTCGAGCCTATTTTTCTGGAAAATTTTAAGGTTAGCCATTGACTGTTAAGATCTTTTCTTTATATATCGAAAAATCAAAAAGTCTCGCCTACGAATTAGGCAATAGATGAAAAACCGACTTCTCCATCTGACCATCCGGCTTCGGCCGACCATCCACCTCTGGAGAATTGTAATCGTACAATATCGAAAATCTTACCTTTCACATTATAATAAGAAGCATTTTGCATCAAGCGTCTATCAATCGCATCGTAAGTTAAACGCTTACCATCTTCGATTGTATCGTTCCTATGGTCTTTGTAATCTGTTGATCCAGCGATTGAAGATTGTCTAGTGTAGTTAGACATTACCCAATTTTGTGTGTGTCCAAGATCTTTCCATTCAGCATCTGTCATCCATTCAGCATTATCTAAAGCATCTCGAAGTTCCTTATCTGTGATGTTGTCATACATCTTTTTAACTGTTGCTTCACCAAGAGTATCTTTAAGTGCTTTAGTCTCAGCCCATCGTTTACGGACTTCCGCCATACGATCTTGTTTCTCGTTTATTTTGATGTTCTTTTCTTTGATTTCATCTAATAAATCGTCAAGATATTCCTGAGGATCATCGTCTGCATTTATTAAATCTGTAACTACTCTATCAACTTCATCAGGTTTTCCTACCCATAAGAAATTCGCTTGGCCTATACTTTCCTCGTTAGTTCTTCCACTATCAAGATGTTTGAATGTTTTAGCGACGAGATCGAATTCGTACTTGTTATACTTCTCTGTTCCGAACTTTCGGAAACAAAATTCTCATATAGACTTAAGTGCTTCATATTAGTTTTTAGGCAACCGATCAAAGTTTGCCTTTCTTGATTTACGCTTTCTGAATACCGGTACCTTTTGTTCTACTGTATCAATTACATAAACAGTCGAATCGACATAATTTGTTATGATTGAATCTTTATATGAGATATTGTAAACAACACTGTCTAACAATGATTCTTCAATGATTTGATTGGCTTCTAATATTCTCATCTCATCTTCCCAAGATAATGTCGGGGCAGACTGTGGAGCAAGTTCTTGAACAACTTCGACAGATTGAACTTGTTCTAACTGATGTATTTGATTCCGGTAATTCCCGTTGTTTGCCTGTTCTTGTAAAAGAGAATCCTTTTTATTCTTTAATACTTGATATAAAGAATCTCTACTACCATGGTTTTTTTCGGACTGTGCCTTGATTTCGTCAAGTGCCAATATGCTTTCATCAACTACGAGTGCAATCGAATCGGTTCTTTCGTAATCTATTTCCACCTGATCTCTAAAGAAAAACTTGTCTGTAAGGACAAAAGATCCCAATAGACAAGCAGCGAATAATATTAACATGGTACTTTTACTCATCATGATCGTGTTTAAAATCCAATAATTTGTTAGTCAAAATTTCTACTTGACCCTCTAATTTCTCAATTCGAACACCTTGTGCAATAATAACGTCTTGATAAACCACCTTGTTATCAATGTATAAATACATGATGGCGATAACGGCTAAGAACAGGATCGCTTTAACAGGATCACTGGCAAACTCTTTAAAAGAAACCGGAAATGAAAATGCCATTAAATAAGATTCTCGATTTGAGCCGTGATTGGTTCAACCTCAGCAATTTCTATTGCTCGAATCTTTTTAAGTGATGTAACGTATGTTCGAGCGATCCCAAAAAGTTTGTTCTTAGTATCATCGTCGCTAGAAGCTGTAATGATCTTAGACTTCAGATCAAGGTTTTCACCTTCAGCGCTCTCAAAATATGTGTAAGCTGATTCAATTGCCTTAACGATCGCTGACCGTTTTGGCGTATCTTCTGATCCAAAGTCGTCTTCGGAACTATCAAGAACAAGATCTATCTCGGATTGGTTCATAGTGGAATACTTCCCAACTACAGATTCATTGAGACCGAAAGAATCAAGTGATTTCAGCTTCTTCATGAATAAAGGGATTACTTCTTGTCAGCCTTGGCCTTCTTGTCGTCAGCTTTCTTCTTCTCTGCGGCTTTCTCCTCTTTTGCTTTCTTAGCTTCTGCCTTCTTGTCGTCTTTAGACTCGTCAGCATCATCTTCTTTGTCAGCATCCTTAGCTTTCTTCTTTCCGCCCTTCGCTAGAATTGCTTTTTGAAGTCCTGGTGGAAGTTTCTTTTGTGCAGCAGATAGTTCAGCTTCATCAAGAGTTTCACGTCCTGCTTTACCTTTCACATCACCAGACATACTAGCTTTAACAGCTTTGTGTTCGCCTTTCTTTTCTACACGAGTGTCAAGAACTTCCGTAGATTTCGCACCTTTCTTCTCGCCAGAGTAATTATCTCTAACAGTTTCGTGCTCGCCTTTCGCAGACTTATTGATTTTCTTCGAGGATGATACAAACTGTGAGAAGCTCTGTATCTTTCTTTTCTTAGGATTGAATGTGTCCATTTCGTTTAGTTTCTTTTCTTATATATCAGTTTAGTTGTACCAAACTGTGGTTTTTACTCTAATAACTACAATGGTCTTAGAACCTTCTAGCTTAACGGAGAACTTTTCTACAGTTTCATCGACCATATAACGGCTCTTAAATTCTAGTTTGTCTGTAATTTCTTTTTGAATACCCTCGATACGATCTCTCCAGTCTCTACCCGGAATCATTGTATAAACATCATATTCTCCATCACCCAGATCGTCAACGTCAATAACAGCAACGTTATCCAGCTCTTCTTTTGTAGCTCTCTGTAATTTTCCTTGCCAGTAACCTTCACCAGCTTCTTCATCCTTATCACTCTTCTTAGTCATATGTGTATAGATACGCTTGGCATCTTTATCTTCAAACTTCGGTGGCTTGATTGGAGTTGACCATGCTTTCACACATGGTGTGATGTCATAAGTATGTGTGGATATAGATGTACCTGTTGTTGAGTGTGGTCCACTATTATCTTCACGATTCTTAACAACGTAAGGCTTATCAAAGTACATGTACTCTTTTAGAAGTTCGTTTTGCTCTTCAATAGTTTTTCCTTCCTCTTTTCCTTCCTTGATAATATTACGAAGTTGACCGATACGTAATGTCTCGATCTTATCTCCTTTGATGAATAGTTTGAATTCGTAAGACTTCTCTAACTTCTCCCACATTTCATCTGCAGTCTTTGCTTTGATCTTCTTCTTATCGATCACGGCTTCAAGGCCAACAACTTCATACTCTGTTCGCCAGCCAGATTTTTTTTCTTGACGATCTAATTGGATATGTAAAGCGATTTTAAATGGTCCTGTGATCGTGAAATACTTATCAGACATATCAGTATCAAATGTAATCGGGGAGGCTTCTATTAGACTGTTGATATTTCCCAGTAATTGTTTAAGGTCAGCAGGAAAATCGTCTTCATCATAGCCCATATGAGAATGCTGCTTTCCATGTACTTCAAATAATTTACCGTATTGTTTAATGTGTCTCATATCTTATTTATTTAATCATTACTCCAAAAACTGGTTGACTTAGAACTCTTATGTCAATCAGACAAATATCCCGGATAGTTCCGCGTGAGAATTTTACGTCATAATCCACTTGATACTTGGAAGCCATCGGTATAAATTTCATCGTCTGGTCCATCAGCATCGATCGGATTGAAAACTCATTTACCGAAAAAGTAAACAGGTATTCTTCCAGGTTAGCGCCGAAATCTGGTGCACCGAGTATTTCACCCCGGTTAGTAAACAATAACATCTTGATCTGCCCAAAAAGCATTTCCATTTCATTGTTTATCTCCAGAATATCAGACTTGTAATATGGGTCACTTGGGTCACGCATATAAATTTCACGAGCCATAATTATTTATTTTTACAATTATCGAAGTGCCATCTATACATGGCTGTTCCACCTTGCTTATCACAATGTGGACATTTTACTATCGTTTGTTTTTTTCCCTTAAGCGCAATACTAATTTTATTTTTGGTATCCTTTGAATGACTAAAGGTTTTTCCGAATAAATAGTTATTGCTACCCGAAATCTTTGCTTTGGTTTCTAATGTATGTATTCTTCCTGTCGCAGCTATTCGTATTTTATCTTTCGATTCTTCTAAATGACTAAAGGTTTTTCCGAACATAGGATTATTTATACCACTTACATCAGCATGATTTTCCCTCATTCTTTGACGGGTAATCTCCGTTATATTATGTAATCCATCACCTCCATCGGTCATATTTACTAACAAGCCTTTATTTAGATCTGCCCGACCGAATTCAGAAATCAAAAAACATTCTAATCTATCAGCATGGTATTTAGTTAAATTTTCAGCTATTATTTCATCTTCAAACCCGTGTTTGTTGACTATGTTATGCCAAAAATTATTACGATTGTGCTTTGTTTTATTTCTACGATTATTATTGGAACCGCGACCGACGTAAAAGATTTCGCCCGAAGTTTTCTTCCTATGTATGTAAATGAAAAATTTAGCCATTAGTCTTCTTCAGTTTGCAATTCTTGCGGTAAATTGATCAGTTCGGTAATTCTTCTGGCATAATCATAACCTTCGGCATGAATCATATACCATTTAGGACCCAAGCTCACGATAAATTCTTCATCATTAGGTTTTACTTCAAACTTATCTAATACGTCTATCTCCTTATATGCATCAGACATTTGTGGATTGATTGCCCACACTTGCCAAGCAGGTAACCGGTCGACTTGTGCAAAGTCAGCATCCCATTCAGTTGTCGGCACATCTTCCCAAGTTGGTACTTTGTGACCATAATTCACATTGTCCCTGCGGTTTAATTCTTCAAATAATTTTATGTACTTCATTTTATACTGGTGAGTTTACGTTTGCTGTACCAATGGCCAAACCATTCATATTATGTCCTGATGTTGGTACGATCTCAGACGGATTCTTTACACCGACCCCGTCCATCGTTAGCGTGTCTTCGTCTGTCATTTTCTTTTTGGAAACTAAATGATCTCTCAATCCAGCAACATCAGTGGCATTATTCATAATACCGTCATCAATTGTACCTTGTGTAAGATTCATTATAGACACACCATCTTCAGATTTTACCTCTCCTTGAAGCTCTTCGTCTTCGCCGTTATAAACGTATACGACATAAGATGCTGGCTTAGTAGGTTGGTTCGCATCAGGATCATTATCCTGGACGTTATCAAAACTTGCAAATTTTTGTAGGTGTTCCATTACTTCCGACTATTTACTTATATATCCCAATAAAAAAAATTATCTTTACCTTATGTCTAGTAATAAAATTCACAATAGAAAAGCAGGTTACGATTATGTGTTCCTCGACAAATATGTTGCGGGAATTCAGTTGTACGGTTCAGAAGTAAAATCCATACGAGCAGGGCAAGTCAGTTTAAATGATTCTTACTGCTATTTCGACAATGGGGAATTGTTTGCTAGGATGAGTATCCAACCAATGGATCACATGGTTAAGCACGACCCAGAACGTCCTAAGAGGCTATTGTTAAATCGTGCTGAACTAGATCGTCTTGAATCGTCTTTAGATCAAGGTTTGACCATCATTGTGAATAAGTTATTCTATATGAAGGGTCGAATCAAAGCTGAAGTCATTCTGTGTAAGGGTAAAAAGAAGTTTGATAAACGTCAGGCATTGAAAGAGAAAGATGCAAAAAAAGAAATGCGAGATGGAGAAGCTGGATAAGGAAGCTAGGAAACTTATGGATAAACTGGAAGCTATCGGTATAAGCCCCAGAGTAGAAAATTAACGAAGAACTTTTGTACGTCTATAAACGATATGATGACGTTACAAAATACATTACTGATGCTGAGATTGACACGACAGATATTTTGTCAATTGGCATAATGGAATCATTTATAGCGGATTTAGATTTTATTTACAAAAATCTACCGAAATAACAGGAAAACATTTGGTTTTTGGGATAAATACATTATAAAAATCTCAATAAAAACCAATACTAAATGTCAGTCTTACACAAGATGGCAATGAAATTCTAAACATCAATGCATCTCTTAACGATATGATTGCACTGAAAAATGCAATCGAATCGATACAAAGCACTATCAATACTACTCGATCTAATCTGGATACGTATACTAATCCAAATCCTGATGATGGATTAGGAGGTGCTTACCAAAATCATGCTAGTTGTCCAACTTGTGGTAACAGTGCTTGTCAATGTAAGACAACAAATGAAATGCCGATGCAACCAATGCCTTGTGCAGCTTGCGGGTATGATCCTTGTATGTGTGTAGCATCTTCACCAGAAGATCCTGCAAACGGAATTATTTTCAATGGTGATTATACACTTGAGGTTAGAGCCAAAGAGGTTTTCATGATGAATGGAATCAGTATGGAAAATGATGATCCAATGATGACAATCGATATGCAATTAAATGATGAGACACAAGCCATCAGCATTATTAAAGGTCTTACTGACGCAATTCATAACGGTGATTATGAATTAGTCAATAATGATACGATCGCATTCCAGAACGAACTTTCAATGATTCCAGAAGTAGAACGTCTATCATGGTTGAAGGAAAGAGTTAAAAATATTGTTATGCAAATCATGACCTTACTTGAAGGTGACGATATGCCAGATTTAGGTTTACCTGGTGATGATATGCCAGCATAAATAAGGTAGCTAACATTTAAGAAGCGGTCTGAGGTTTTTCCTCAGACCGTTTTTTTATACCCGATAAATTCTATATTTGTACATGCAAAAATTTATCTTCGTTGACAACAAACCAGCTTTGGCCCAAGCTTGGAATAAGGAATTCGCAGGAATTGAGAATGTAGAAGCTCATGGTCCAGTAGACATATTTAGTTTTCAAGGTGATGGTGTTGTAAGTCCCGCCAATTCATTTGGATTTATGAATGGTGGTATCGATGCACTTTATACAATGAACATGGGTAGACATGTTCAACAAGATCTACAGAAAAAGATACAAGAAGAATTCGATGGTGAATTACTTGTTGGTCAATATACAGTGGTTCCGACTGGGTATCAAAGGTTTCCTAACTTAATTGTATGTCCTACGATGAGAGTACCATGTCGTTTGACTGGCACCAACAACATTTATCTTGCTTCTAAGGCACTATTTCTATGTGCCCTTGCAAATCCACAGTTAAAGACAATTGTGTGCCCTGGGTTAGGAACTGGAACTGGTGCTGTAACACCTGACGAATGCGCACGAGTAATGAAACTTGCATATGACGATTGGTATTTAGGTAAAGCTAAAGAGAAAGGATTGTTTGCACCTAGATCACTTACTGATGTTTTCACATTCGGTAATGTTCAACAGACTCCACAGAATAAGCAACCGACATTAAATGATAGTCCATACAAACCATCGACTTCAAGTTGTTCGTTTTGTGGAAAGACATTTAAGGATTCTGATACTATAAAAGCATGCGAATCTTTCAGACTTGCTGGTCCATGTATGGCTGAACAACAGAAAGCCTAAGACACGTTGTGGTAAAACTGTTATTGGATCTGGATGGCGTGCTGATTCTTACGCCAATTTGGCACAAAGATAAAATCGACTCTGATGGATATTCGGCATTCGATCCTAACTGTGTTGCCAATCTAAATGAACTGTTGAGATATGGTTCATTCGAGATATGGCTAAGTTCAACAAGAAGAAAGAAAAAGACCTTAGAAGAATTCAACAAGATCTTCGAATACCGAGGCATCATTCAACCAATAGTAGGGTTTTTACCTGATGAGTATCGAATCAGTAGAAGAGATGAAGTAGAAACCTGGCTAGGAGATGAATCAGAATTTCTTATTCTTGATGATGACAAATCTCTCAATGGATTCGTTCCAGAGAAAACCGTAATGACCATATTTGCATACGGCTTTGCACAAGATAAATTACAAGAGGCTAAAGATAAGTCTGATGCAAGATATTGAAATTCATAAAACAATGTTAGAAGAAGTATTATGAGAGAAGAAACCATACCGGAATACGTAATACATGATAATGAACGGATTCACGGATTCTTTGGACCATTTCGATGGATGAGTAACTTCCCAGAAGCAGAAGTATGTTTTGAAGGTGAAAGATTCCCTTCACCAGAAGCGGCTTATGTTTTTGCAAAAATGGATATGACTGATATTTCTGAATCGTTGTATATCGATCATCTTGCCAAATGTCATACCATGACGTCAGGGCAAGTAAAAAGATATGGCCGAACGTTTCCAGCTCGACCAACTTGGGAAGTAGATAAAATCGATGTAATGAGTGTGATTAACTTTGATAGGTTCTATCGAAATGTTGATCAACGACATTTATTGCTTGCGACCGGACTTAAACATATTCAAGAAACAAATCATTGGGGTGATACATTTTGGGGTGTCTGTGATGGCGTTGGTAAGAACAATTTAGGAATGATTCATATGGAGATCCGTTCACATTGGATGCGGTTCTATCCTGAATTATTTAACAAGAAAACCGTAACACCATTATTCTAATGTGGAATAGAGCAACATTAGGTAGACCTCAGTTTATAGAAGGCATCATTAAATTGATGTTTGAATTATTACATGACACGCCGACATTCGAGATCTTAAAGTCTAGAGACGATCCTTATCGTTATGACAAATGGCCAATTATCATGAAACCTGATCATATTGAAGAACATGGTGGTATCGTCATTAAGATTGAATACGGAGAAGACTATGATGCACATACTAAAGAACATGCACAGAAACAATATTGTCATTAGGTAGTTACTCTGTATCGTGATGAACTTGGAATGACTGAATATATGCGGTATGTCGACGGTCGTAAATTCAGTTTACCATACGGTAAACTTCTGGTATATGCTCATATGCGTCAGCCTAAAGATATTCGAGATTAAATATTCCCGGAAATAAATGAAACATTCTTTTCCAATAAGCATATGATTTTAATGCTCAAATACGTACATTTGAAACTCAAACAAAAACAGAAACAAGAAAACTATGGAATTGACTAACTTAAAATTTGTACCACAAGGATTGTTCACATACTTCGCTGAAAAGGGAGAAAGCATGTCAGATGCTACGAACATGAAAGGCAAGTGTACACAGATCGCAGAAGACATTAGAGGTAATGTTGAATCTTGGGGTCCTGTGGCTGAAACCATTCTTTTTGATGGTAAGAAAGTTGAGTTGGTTACTCCTAATGTAGTTAAGGCTGCACCCAGAATTTGTTACCAGAAATCGCTTTGGACCATAACCAGAAATCAACAGTCTGATCGAATGACGGACTGAGTTCCCACTTAAGGCCTTCATGAAATTTCTTAACTAGATCTTGACGACCGTTATAAGCTAGTCCAACAAAACCCATCATTACTTGATCCCTAGAAACTGAATCAGTTCCTTTCGTTCCAACACTAGATTCTTCCAAGTGATAATCTACTGGATACCTCCAGCCGTGATAAGATCCGTCTTCTTGTTCATGAAAACAATCTTGAATACCTTGTACGAATATGTCACCGTTTTCTGTTCCACTGTAAGCAACAGAACCAAATCCGGTTCGCCATAATGAATCCGCTACCATATCGATAGAGAATGGAGATATTGTCACCTCGAAATGGGATAAAGAACCAGGAGAGAAACATTTGACTTCAA